CATAGACTGCCGATACTAACGAATTCACCAAACCACAAAGATTGGTATTCATACGGGTATCCATGATGTTATTTGTAACGATTGATGTGGCTGCTGTCGGTACAAGCACGTCTGCGATTCCAAGTTCATAGATGTCGCTGGTTCTTGTCAATTCCGGAGCCACAGGTGTAGTAGCCGGGGTTCCGTCAACAACTGCAATCTTAATGCTTCGACTGATCTGGTCTAAACGAACAACAATCCTGTCAATGCGAGGATTACTTCCGTTTGCCGTAGTAAGTGGCATGTTCAGAGCATCCGTGTTCTCATATCTATATCCATTAATCCATGCACTGCCTGCTGCAACGCTCACTGCTAATCCAATTGCAGGAGAAACCTGTAGGTTTGTTTGTGTAGCATAAAATACACCGTTAGATACAAGATTTCCGAAATATTCGGCGAAGTCCGTTGCATCATAGACTCTATCTCCATCAGATGAGTTGAAAAATCCGCTTTTCTCCATATTGTTCTCCTCCCTTTAAGCTCTCGCGTAAGAGCATGATATAAGGTAAAAACCCGTAGGCAGTGTAGAAGAAGCCGCGTTTGCTACCACACCGCTTGTGTTAATTGTAATAGGCATACTTGTACCGCTGCCACCCACAGTAGTTGCCACAGCGCGTACCGTCGAGTAAGGGTAGAAATTCGCATTTGTTATTGTTAGAATCGTGCCACCGGAAGCAACTCCTGAAGCACCCACGTTAATCTGCATTCCGATTGAAACAACACCCTTATTTACAAATGACATATTAAAACCCATTGTCACACCACTTCCAAGTGAGTAGGTTATTGAGGTATCAGCTTCCTGAGCAATCTTTGCGGTAGTGACAGCACCTGGATGCAAAGGTGCTTCCTCGAACGGCAGCAGCTATATCCGTAAGTGCACCGAGCGGAAAGCTTAGCCAGTTCGCCTGCCCGGACGGGTTATTGAATACGAAAACAGAAATAACATAGAACGTCATAGTATCCCTACTGATAAAGAAACCCATTGCGCGCTGATAGCCATTTCCTGTGTTGTCTCCATTATGCTTTATCAAAAAGATGTGTCCGTTCTCACTTGGCTGGTCGCTGAACTTGTTACCACTGTATGAGGTAAAGTAAAAGGCATCTCCAGGTACCATGTTGTGTAAAGCATATTGGCCAACCGATGTTGTACCCGCGCCTACAAAATTTTCGAGTGCAGGTAGTTTTCCAAACAGATTGTTTATGGTAGCCGTAACGCTATCTCCTTGGATTTTAGGGTCTACCTCGTTTAAGTCACCAAGGTTTTCTGTCACATTCACCAGAGCTTCAGCCACCTCAGAAATACCGGTTGGAGCAGAAATAGCCGTTTTTACTTGGCTCATGTCTGAGCGGATTTTCTGTGCTATTGTTAATTCAGCTTTTCCAAATACTACGCTTACACTCTGGCCATTCGCATCATAAGTTTCTACTATTTCAGTGATACGTGTTGTCATTGATACACCCCATGCCTTGGAAATGACTTTGACAGTCTGCCCGAGATCATAGTCTGTCTTATATGACAAATTACCGTGAGGGTTAATGGAAGTATCGAAAGAATAACGAATCGCCTGCTCATTCAGCTTACTTTGGCCACGGAAAATCAGAGTATCAATGTAATCTGCTCCGAAATCATCCTTCCGCAGGTCTTTTGCATCTATAAAGATTTCATGCCGTGCCTCCCCAGAACCACTTGCAATGGCTACAAATGTCCGGTCTGCACCTTCACCTTCGCCGCCGACAAGTGCGGTATTAGCATAATCAGTAGCACTTATAGTATAAATTTGTTCAGTTAGGTTCTCGTACTCCTTTGAGAACACTGCCTGTGACTCCAAGCCCATATATAACATTACGGTTAAAATTCCATTTGAAGGTGTAAATACGGTCTTAATTCCAACCTCTGAAACCTCACATAGTTCTGTTATCACATCCATCAAGTTCCGATACGATACCTGTGTGCTGATGGGCACATTTAAGTTCGGTGATAAAAATGATATCCCACTAATTTTCCTTGCTGTATCAGAAGGATTGATAATATTATTATTAATCAGTTGCTCCACACAAATTGAAATGTCTCCGGACAGTTTCTCCGTTTGCCATACAATACGTCGGGCAAGAAATGATGTAGCAAATCGTCCGCTTGCAGTGATGATTTCCTGCTCAGTTTGAGACAATTCCAGATGCTCAATAATCCCAGCTTCCTCATCATCGTTCTTCCAAATGATGTTTCCTTCTTTTAAGAGTGCTGTATTCTCCTGTGTTGCTATGGCTTTTAACTCAAATGAGCCACACTGTGAGTACCGCCTGGTCCATCGTAGGTATTCGAAGGATTCCACGATACCCGCAAGCTCCCGATTTGAATTGTAGATATATAACTCCATCTTTACACCCCCAGAAACTGCGGACGAAAATAAATACTAACCTCCAACAGATCCATATTGACTAAAGCATCGTAGCGCAGTGTGTTAAGACCTGCAGAAAGCTGAAAGAACACCGAATTGGTATCTAATAACGAAAAAGCATTTGTAATCGAAGAACCCTCCACTCTTACGACACGCTTACCGGCGAAATGAGTATATACACGAAGTTCATCTCCGGCATCCATTGTCGTGAGAAGTCGAATGTATTCACCAGTGTCTATCTTTAAAAGTTCAGGGTTTGTGACCGTACCCAGTGCTCGAAATACAATTTCACATCCACAGGACACATCACCGATATTTTCCACCGTAATAATTTGACTTGGCTGACGCATTCCAAATTCCATACCACTCATAGGTATCTCCAGTTGGAATTCAAGCAGAGGTATCCACGATGCCAGTTCCTCTCTTACCTCATCCAATGTCTCGAAGAAAGGGGAGGGGCAAAGTAGGCTTACAAAGAAATTCGGTATCCTTTGTCGAGTGGAAACACTAAACCCTGCCTCCTCAACCACACAAGCAATTTGCCGGTCTCGGTATTGCAACGTCCCGAGTAATTTTGGACTAAATATCTGAAGGAAACGCTGTCTATGTGCATAAGCATCACCAGGGTTATTAGCAACTATTGTTCCTTCAATCGTAATGTTTCTCATATCTAAAGTAGAAGAAATATAAAAAGCACCATCCTGGTCTGGCGCTTTGAAGGTGTTAACGGTCTGACTTACGTTGCCAGTGCCATCAATCTTGGTAAGAAAATACGGGCGGCTTTGTTTGAGTGTGATGCTCCTGCCATCTGCATTAATATAAGTAAGTTCCATAGTCAGACCTCCTTTAATATTCAAGTGCCAGCTTGCGGGAGAGATTTTTAAACTCCCTTGCCAGTTCTTTTTCAGACAGAGCCTTTGGTGTCACCACTGAGAGATTTTGCGTGATGCTTGTGCCTGTAGCACTGCCTTGTCCTAATGAACCTCTGTAATTCAAATCGAAGTTTGTGGGTACTGCATTTTGCATATCCCTTGTAACTGCCGTCATTGCATCCTCAAAACCTACACCGATACCTTCGCCCATGTTGCGGCCAATTCCGGCAAATAGAGTTGAGGGAGAATTGATACCGAAGAAGTTCTTAATCTTCGATACCACATTACCGAAAAATCCTGAAATCTTATTCCATAGCCAAGCACCTGCGTCTGAAATACCATTCCACAACCCTTTAATCAAATTGCCGCCCACTTGAGCCATTTGGCTTATATAACTGGTGAAGGCTCTAACCAGCCCTGAGATGATCTGCGGAACTGCCTTAACAACCTCCACAATTATCCTTGGCAGGTTTGCAATCAATGCAACAAACAGCTGAACACCTGCTAATATGATTTTGTCGATGTTACCAATAATGGCATTTACCAGTGAGGTTATAATCTTTGGAATTGCGGCTACAACAGTAGTAATAATCTGAGGAAGTGCCTGAATTAGCGATATCAAAAGCCGGATGCCTGCATCAATAATCATGGGAATCGATCCAATGACTGCATTAATAATACTGTCGATGATTTGCGGGATTGCTTCCACAACTGCCGTAATGATGGTAGGAAGTGCTGTCACCAGTGAAGTCAGCAATTGAATACCCGCATCGATAATCTCTGGAATGGATTCAATCAGAAAATCCACCAGTGCTTCGATGATGGCAGGCAAGGCAGAAACAAGCTGAGGTATCGCGTCCACCAATCCCTGTGCTAATCCTATAATCAACTGCAAAGCCGCATCCAGTAGCATTGGCAAGTTCTCAATCAATCCCTGTACAATCTTCGTGACCGCCGAAACCGCTGCGGGTATGAGCTGCGGTAAAGCTATGCCAATACCCTCCACAAGTGCAGTTACTAGTTCTATGGCTGCATTTATGAGCAAAGGAAGATTATCAATCAGCGCTCCGACAATTGTCATTAGAGCACTAACCGCCGCCGGTATAAGTTCGGGTAAAAGGTTCAAAATAGCCTCCAGTACCTGCTTGAATATATTTGTCACTAATTCAAGAAGCATTGGAAGCAAGTCTGCCACCGCAGCTAAAATTGCGCCCGTCGCTGTTGGTAGTGCTGCTACTATATTCTCTAAAACCGGTACGATATTAGTGACAACTGCCTCGAAAGCATCAACAAGATTCTCGGTCAGATTTGTCATATCCGCATTGGCATTTCCAAGTCCAGCTGTAAATGATCCAAGTGCGGCTTGTAACAATCCAATGGAACCGGAAATTGTCTGAGTTGACTCTTTCGCAAAGTTACCAGCATACTGTTCCGTATTCTCAAAAAACATCTGCATGGCAACTTCGGCTTTTTCCGCTTGTGTAGCGGTATTCCAGGTGAAATCCAGACCCTTTGCGAGAGCGTAGGCTTGGATGTTGGTAGCGTTCATAGCAACACCGAGGTTATCCATCATGGTGAAGTTGCCCTTTGCAGCACCTGTGACAGCCTCCATCGCAGTAGACATATCTATTCCCATAACGGATGCCATGTCTGCTGCACGTTGCATGGCTTTTTCGGTTAGCTCAAGGCTTTTCTGTTGCTGTATACCTGAACCTTGAAACAACGCACCCATTTTGTTGGCAGTAGCGAGATACTCGCTTTGGGAGACTCCGAGATTTTTATAGGCCTCTTCACCGGTTTTCTGAATCGACGCAGCGTATGCACCGAAAACCGCCTCTGAGCCACCAAGGTTCTGTTCCAACTCTCCGAACTGTTGAACAACCTCTTTGCCTAACTTTATAGCAGCGGCTCCAGCAGCAACGGCAACAGCACCCATCGCCACACCAATGCCCTTGAGTACACCTCCGAGTTTTTCAAACCTGCCGCCAGCATCTTCGGCACTTTTACCGGAATCGTCCAATTCATCGCCGAGATTATCTGCCTCCACTGCTGACTGCTCAAGTTCACGTTCCATGCCATTAAGTTCCGCTTGTGCCTTGTTCAGCTGAATCTGCCAGTTTTGAGTGCGGCGGTCATTTTCACCAAAAGAGGAGGAGGCATTGTCAAGAGCAGCCTTGAGTGTGGAAATCTTCTCTTTCTGTGCGTCGATTTCTTTATTCAGAACTGCATTTCGTGCGGTAACTGATTGTATGGATTTATCGTTTTTATCAAACTGACTGGTTACAAGGGTCATTTCACTGCCCAGTACCTTAAAGGACTGATTGATTTCGGAAAGAGCTTTCTTAAATTCACGCTCGCCCTCAACACCTATTTTTAAACCAAAATTGTCTGCCATGCCTTCACCTCCTCCTAAATACCTGGCGGGATAATATCGTCAATAGTCCGGGTTTTCTTCGGCTTTTCAATTCCATGCCATTGTTTATGGCAGGCCCATAAATCAAAAAACAGTCCGATAGGCATAAGCCAGAAATCCTCTGCATCCATGCCCATCTGAACTGTTCCATAGTAAAAAAGCCGGGTAAAGACTTCTGAGTCCGTTACCCGACTTCCACGTTTTTTGGAGTTTCTTCCTCACTTTCAACGTCGCGCTTTGTACCTTTAAACATTGCTTCGGTAATTGCATTTTTATATGCAGCCAAGTCAAGAGGTGAAGTGAGAAGTTCTACCTCTTCCTCGGTAAGCAATTCCTCAGGTGCGTTCTTATTCTTAAGGTTGCGAATCAAAATGGATTGATTTGCAAGTAGCGTGATTAGCCAAACAATCTCGTCCAGTGCCATCTCGAAGTTTTCTGATTTCATCAATTTTTCTCCGAGGTTTTCAAGACCTCCATATCGGCCGGCAATCGCTTTTGTCGCACGTGTGGTCAGAACAAGTTCATAGTCTTTACCGCCGATGTTTATTGCGGCGCTTCTCTCATTATCCATAGTTCAATCCTCCTAAGGTACCGGTGTGTAGACCGGCTCATAAACTTCAGTGAACCAACCGGTGATAGTGGTCGATGAAACACCAGGATCACCTTCTGTGACCTCTGCTTTCCAAGGGTGCTTACCCATACCATCCAGTTTGTTACGGCGCATTACAGTTCCCTCAATAGTAGGTGTAGAAAAGGTAATAGAGTCAGCCTTTGTCTGTAGGTTAGTTGCAGGTAGACCGAACTTCACGCGATAGAGCCAGAAGTATCGATATGTGCCATTGGCCTTTTGCGCTCTGAAGCCAACTGCAACGGGTGTACCCACATTTTCGCTGGCAGAGATCAATACACCGTTATCATCGGTGGATGCGCCTGTTAGATCTGCCGCAACTGTTGGGCCAATATCATCCACACCGAGAGTAAGTGTACCGCTGTTAAAGTCTTTAACAACCTCTGCGGCACCGTCGTCTGCATATAAAATTGCCTCAACCAGTTCCACCGAAAGCTCGGCGGTGATGGCCTTAGCAAGTACCGAAGGTACAGCGTAGGTTTCTTCGCCGTTGGAATCTTCGGTTATCTTTGAATAGTACAGTCTGTCAAGACCGATAGTTGCCATGTTTTATTCCTCCAATCCATAGTTTTTTGCCACATCAATGGCATAATGATGATATCCGGTATCATCTTCGTATCCAATGTACCGTCGTTCGGTCACAGTGAAATCTGCATTCAGCAAAGCCTTGGTGATCTGGCTTTTCCGCTGCTGGTAATTGCCTTTTGAGAACAGTGATATCCGCACTTCCTGTACATCAAAGCCAGGGTGGTTATCCGCATGGACTTCAAATAAGTCAATCAGAGGGATAAAGACCAGATATTCGTCAGGAGGCACACCACTGAATACACCGGTTTCGATAGGAATATTAAGCGATTCCAGAACTTCACTCAAATCCGAAAGTAGACTCATATCTTATTTACCTCCTCGTCCAGCTTTGCTTTCATTGCTTCAGTGCACGGCTTTTTACTGGTACTTTTCGCAGGCTTTAAAAATGGTTTTGCAGGTTGACCTGATTTCCCGTATTCGATGATATTGGCAATCATAGCATTGCTGCCTCCGTCACGACGTGGTTCGGAAAAACCAACTTTAACGTTGTGGTTGCCATCCCTGTCCTGTAAAGCGGGTGAAAGTCCCAATGCCGCCGTAAGCTCGCCGGTGGAACGCGAAGGATACTTTGTGTCGTGACCAACCGCTGAATTTAGATTAGACTTAACCTTATCAAGTACGACCTCACCGCCAGCCTTAAGCACACGAGGGATAATTTCATCAGTTTTATCGTTCAACCGTGAAACTTTTAGGAGAAAGTCCTCCGGCATTTTCATAGTTACTTTAGCCACTGGGCTTCACCTCCTTGGCGAGTACTTCAATATACATTCCACGACCTTTGACATCCTCCACTGAGGTAATTTCAAATCGTCCGCTTCCACAAGAAATAAGCATTGCGGTCGTAACGGTGATACTGGGAATACATCGGAAACGGAAAAGGTCGGTGGCTTCCGAAAATGTGGCTCTGTTCGCCCATATTTCGGTGCCGTGCCGACCTTCCCGATATGCTTTGATAGAAGTAACAATATTGTCAATCTCAGTGCTGAAGCCCTCCGAATCTTTTATAGTTACTCTCTCAATAATGTCTATAAATGTGTTCATCTTTCCAAAGCTCATAATCTACACCTTCCAATCACGGTCGAGTCTAAGAAGTAGGTTCACCGTGTTCCAAACCTGCTGACCTGCCTGAACGCTATCAGCGAAGAAACCTGCCGTCGAGCCGTCTCTGCTTTCGTAGAAATGACTCGACAGCATGATTACTGCCTGTTCCGTAGTGGGTGGCATTGGGTTTTCCGTGTAATAGCCCTCAATGACGTGTTGGTAACTCTCCGCATAGGAGACAGCCGCTTTGATGTAATGTAACAGAAGGCCATCATCCGCATCATGCGACATAATTAAGTTTGCTTTTACTTTAGGTAGAAGATTATCTGTTGTCATACTGACTGTCTCCTTCCAGTGATTATTCGTCGGCCACCATCAAACCAGCCGCTTTTAGCTTAGCAAGTAGGGCATTGAAATCTGTAACAAGACCCGCTACATCGATAGCAGTGCTATCTGCTTGATTCTCTGCAATTGGAAGTCCCGTTACCGCGGCCTCCTGTTTAATCTCTAAAATACCGCCGATGACGGTTTTATCGCCGCCCTGTTCGGTGTAATTCTTTGTGTTATAGCTCATAATGCACCTCCGTTATGCTTTCTGCTGAAGTACCTTAATGGCTTCAGGCAGAATCAGTTTTCCGTCTACACGCTGAGTAGCAACAAAGCCTACCTGACCGGTAACGGCAAAGAGTTCATTAAGTCTCTTAAATACACGACCTTGACGGTCAGCTACCCAGTAATAACTAAAATCACCGAATGCTATTGTCTTCGCTCCGGCTTCAATAGCAGGCACGTAGGAAGATGTAAAAAGCGGACGGTTAAGAATGGTATCCGGCGTTCCTGCCTGTATAGATGGCTGCCATAGGTACTGACCTTGACCGTCTTTCAGTTTACGGATTGCCTTTACTGTTGAGTCATTCATGATGAATACAGACTTATTACGATAAGGTGCCTTTAACGAATAGAACAGGTCAAGCACCTCATCAAGGGTGATAGCTGTTGCACCGGCAGTAGTTACACCGAGTTGCGCTCCTCCTGTGGCTGCCAGGATACCGGTCGGTTTACCAGAGCCATCGCCAATGAAGAAAGCCTCCTCTTCCTTGTTACCAATACGTCTTGCAAATTCCCTTGAAATATAAGGTTCAAGTTGAAATACACTATCGTTTAGGAGTTCCTCAGAAACCTTAATCATCGTACCCAGCTTATAGGCTCCAATAGATACTTGACCAAAGCTGTCATCACTTTCTGGGATTACACCTTCCTCATCAATCCATGAGGCTGTGCCCTTAGATGCTACCACCGGTATTTTTCTATCACCGGAAGCAGTGGTAATAACATTAGCCAATCTACGGAAGATGTTCTCTTCCTCCAAAGCCTCTACGAGGGTTCTCTCAAACTCGTCAGGGACTAAGTATCCACCTTCTGAATCAGTTCCGACCTGAAGAGCATTCCTTACGATAGGATCGAGGCCTTCACCGGCGCGTGTACGCATAGCATTCCAGAATGCTTTTCTGTATTCGTCAGTTGCTCTGCCAGTCTTACCTTCCAATTTTGGAGTAGCAGGCTTGCCTGTCAATGGATTAGCCATAGGAGCGTTAAGTTCCGCATCCAATATAGCTTGTTTTTCCAAACGGTCTATTTCCTTACCAAGAGCAATTACATCGGCTTCCATTTTGTTGTAAGTTGCCTCATCCTCAGCAGAAATTAAACCATCTGTGCCACGCTTGGTATCTAAGAACGCTTTGGTAGCGTCCCATGCTTTGGCGCGTTTCTCGCGCAGTTCTAAAATCTTGTTCATAATCTTTTCCTCCTATTAATGAATGATGTTGTTGAGCCGCTTTTCCAGTGAATCAGCGGGTGTACCTTTTTGGGCAGGTGTTTTCTTGGGGCATACTTTATCAAGTAACGAATTTGTGACTGCTCTTCGGCTAAACGCATAGGTGAAGTCATCTTGTTGAATATGCTTTTTCTCATCCTCCAAAATTTCATCTGCAAAGCCGAGTTCAATTGCCTTATTTGCGTTCAGCCAAGTTTCCGCATCCATGAGATGAGAAAGCTTAGTCCTTGATAGGCCAGTCTTTATTTCATAAGCATTGATGATACTTTCCTTTACCTCTGAAAGCATGGCTATGGCTTTTTGCATTTCTTCGCTGTCACCGATTGCTACGGTCAAGGGGTTATGCACCATCATCAGTGCAGTAGGTGCCATAAACACAGTTGTTCCTGCCATAGCGATTACGGAGGCGGCAGATGCTGCGATGCCGTCAATTTTGATGGTCACTTTTCCTTTGTAGTCCATAAGCATGGTGTAAATCTGGCTTGCTGCAATGCAATCACCACCCGGTGAATTCAGCCAAATAACAATGTCACCCTCACTGGCAAACAAATCTGCTTTGAATGCCTTAGGGGTGACATCATCATCAAACCATGATTCCTCGGCAATCACGCCGTCGAGGTAGAGCGTTCGGGTGTCGGATTTTTCATCCTTGACCCAGTTCCAAAATTTTTTCATTGGGTTTCCTCCAATCTTGTTGTATTTGCGAATGCACCAGCGTCCTGTAACTTGGTCATCGCTCCATTAATAAGGTAGAGATCACCTCCAAGTTCCACTGGTATTCGGTCAAGGTTCTCAAGCTCACGAATGTCATTAGCACTCATCCAACCATTCTGTCTAGCAGTTGCGTAACCATTCATACGGCTTACATAATCACCTCGAAGTAAGCCGTCCACATTAAATTTGATGAAGACCGTAGGTTTTTCACTTGCCATGAGAAGAGAACGGCACATATTTTGTTCCCAACGAACTACCCATGGGTCAAGTGTATATTTCACAAACTCTAAAGACTGCTGCTCAATATTTGAAAAGCTACTTTTCTCAAGGTCAGCCAGCATATGTGGTGGCACTCTAAAAATACGGGCAATTTCATTAATCTGAAATTTCCGTGTTTCAAGAAACTGTGCTTGCTCCGGAGGTATACCTATTTGCTGATATTTCATGCCTTCTTCCAGTACTGCCACCCTATGGGAGTTTGTTGAACCTTGATAGGCAGCATTCCAGCTGTCTTTTACCTTTTGTGGGTCCTTGATTGTTCCTGGATGCTCCAGCACACCACCGGGTGCCGCTCCATTAGCGAAGAACTTCGCTCCATATTCTTCCGTAGCCATCGCAA